AAGAACAAATTATGACAATCATTCTAGATCAGTATCAAGAATTAAAAAATGAAGCTGATGAGTTAAGAGATGCAGTAGGATATAGAGATTCTGCTACACAAAGAGCTTACACTAAAGCAGTAACTATTTCTAACCTAATAGACAGAATCAATGAAGAGACTAATTAAATACCTTACTCCTGTAGGAGAAGATGAGAAAGGATTTGTTATGGCTTTTGTCATAGTAATCTCTATAATTTTATCAATTGTTTTTTTATTTCCACTTTTATCTTTTATATCATGAACTTTATAAACTTATTCAAAAGAGACAATACTTATTTTTCTAATTGGAAAACTGACTATGATAGTGATGTATACATAGCAGGTACTATTGAGCCATTCACATACAATGCATCAGAGACTGATGAGGAATATATGTCCCTGTTTATTCTAAGTGATGCAAATCTTAACCTACTTAAATCTAAGCTATGAGACAGTCACCTACATTCAGTGCTATTCTAAGATTTTGGACTAGCAGAAGATTTGCAGATGAGGTAAGAGGTGGATTTAATCTACCTCTATACCTGAGATATTTAGAAATCATAAATAATAAAGGCAATGAGAAAATATAAAGATGCATTTATAGGTCTAGTAATAGGCTTAATAATTGGAATGTCAATATCAATCTACAGGCTTAAAGAATGTCAAGAGCAGAATGATATAATTAAGGACCTAATAATAGAATCACCATGACTGAGTTCACACAGCTAGCTATTGAGGTACAAAATGCTATAGCTAATGGTGATTATACTCACCAAAAATACCTGAGATTCAGAGAGTGGTACTTTCAGAATTATGAGGGTAGTAAGAGAAATGCAAATAGAGATTTTAGAATGTTTGATTTAATGTATGGCTTAGATGTGCCGATTAAAAATAATGATAATGAAGAGATATAAAGTAGTATTCAAGACCTTTGACTATTGGAATGGTCCTGTAAAGTTAGTGACCAGGATAGTAGAGGCATATGATGCTGATCATGTTAAGCAGCTCATACAGAAAAATGATGACTTAATTCTATTAATTGAGGAGATATGAAAAAATTAATTAAATATTTGCAATGGCTACAGAAAGAAAAAATACAGGCAATGATATACTGCCAAAGAGGATTTTGAATGATATCATTAAAGAAAGGTATGCATTTGAGCCTACTAAAAAGATAGCAGATGACTTAGGATTATCAGAGTCATCAGTATACAATAGAGCATGGAGTATGGGTATTAAGAAAGATCCTGTTTATCTTAGGTCTACTCAATTTCCTCCAGGATATCTAGGTGGTAAAGCTACTCAATTTCAGAAAGGCACTGTACCTCCTAACAAAGGACAAAAAATGTCCACAGAAGTATATCAGAAAGTGGCTAAAACTATGTTTAAAAAAGGATCTAAGCCTACTAATACTCAGCCTATAGGTACTATCCATCAGAGAAAGGATACAGGAGGAAAGATGTATCAGTATATTAAGATAGCAGATTCAGAGTGGCAGCTGCTGAACAGGTATACTTGGGAGCAGCACAATGGACCAATACCTAAAGGAATGGTAGTAGTGTATAAGGATGGTAATTATCTAAATAATGATATTAACAATCTTCTAATGATAACTAAGAAAGAGAATATGGCTAGAAATACCATACAAAGATTACCTAAAGAGCTTCAACAGGTGATGAGATTAAAATGTAAACTAATAAAAAAAATAAATAACAATGGCACAAAACAAACTAAGTGATTTAAGAGATCACATCTTCATGGCTCTTGAGAGATTGAGTGATGAGACATTAACAACAGACCAGGTGAATGTGGAGGTGGATAAAGCTAAGGCAATATCTCAGCTTGCAGGAACTCTAATCCAATCTGCTAAAGTAGAGATTGATTTCATTAATGCTACCGGTGTAATGGAGTCTCAGTCTGATCTATTTAAGTCAGTAACACAAACTAAGTTATTATGAAAGAAATAGATTTTTTAATAGGACAGATCACAAAGTATCAGCTAGATACCAACTCTAGAAATAGATCCTATGTCTATAAGAGATACTATGTAATGTACAGGCTGAACAAATGTAAGGTGTCCCTGACTCAAATAGGTAAGATGCTCAATAGACATCATGCTACTGTTATACATGGTATCAGAATGCATAGAAGATGGACCAGGATGCAGGACAAATTATATCTTCATGAGATAGAGCCATTAGTGCAAGCTGCTCTTAATAATGATTATGAGGATAAGTACAAAGTTTCGGCAATAGAGCAGTTTAATTACATCAATGTAAAGATACAGATGCCTTATGAGTATGATAAGGTCCATCAATTTAAAGATTACATGACAGCTAAAGAACTAGCTGAAATAATTTAAAGCTCTTCGGAGCTTTTTTTGTGCTGTATAATTCCCTTACTGATATTGACTTGTATAGAATTAGAACGAAAGTACAATTCACATCCCTATACTCTATAATATATATATTTTTATTTATAATATATTTTTAATAAAAAAAAAATTTATTTTCATATTGGGGGGTGAACAGTTTTTGGGAAAAAAAAGTGTTTTTTCGTTCTAATCTTCTACAGCCTAATAACAATAGGAGTTAAGACAGCACAAATAATAGCACAAAACAGCACAAATAATTTATTTTTGCACTTTAGTATCAATTATAAATTAATTTATTACATTTGTCCCATAAGATAATCGCCATGACAAAAAACATTAGAGAGTATAAATCCCTGCAAATCTCCTGGCGGTTATGTTAGCAGGGACTCTCACCTTTATTTATACTTATGAAAGTAACTTTTTACAAATCAATTAAGGATGTATCACCTTATCAGAATAAGGATGTAGGATTCTACCTAGATAGGATTAAGAATGGCAAGTCTGAGCAGTTATGTAAGGACCTAAGATTCTCTACTGATAAAGAGGAAAGGAAAGCCATTAAGATGCAGCTACCTGTTGTTACCTTTGGAGGTGATTTCAGTAAGAGAAATAATGCATCTTTAAGAAAGGCATCAGGATTACTGACTTTAGACTTTGATGAGGTGCAGGATCTACCTGCTCTGATTGTAGAACTCAAAGCTCACAAATCTATCTTTGCCTGTTGGACATCTCCATCAGGTAATGGAGTGAAAGCTCTAGTCAAAATACCAATAGTACAGGATGACAAAGAGTACAAAGAATATTTTAAGCAGATATCTGCAGTATTCAATGGAGTAGATGAATCAGGGAAAGATATTGCAAGAGCTTGCTTTGAATCTTATGATCCTGATATCTATGTTAATTTAGATGCTGAGAATTATATCATTGACTATGATGTTATCCCATTTGAGACTAGTGAGGTGGGTAGTATTACTAATATTAAGGTCTTAGATACTGATGAGATAGCTAATAAGCTAATGACTTGGTTTAAAAAGAAGTATAATTCACAAAATAGAAACTCTTCACTTTACAAATTAGCAGCAGCTTTTAATGATTTTGGAGTAGATAAAAATACCTGTCAAGATTATCTAAAAGGATTTGAGCAGAAAGATTTTGGATCTGTAGAGATACTAGCTCTTATAAATTCTGCCTATAAAAAGACTGCTAACTTTAATACTAAGCAATTTGAGGATAAGGATAAAAAAGATAAGCTCATTAACTTTGTGTTGAGTGGTAAGTCTGATGCTGTCATCTTAGAGGAGTTTAAAGAGTACAATAAAGAGAATATTGAGTCAGAGATTCAGACTATTAAAGAGGTAATTAAAGTAGATGAGTTTTGGAAATATGATTTTAAAGGTGATGTATTAATTATACCATACCGATTCAAGCTATTTCTAGAGAATCTACAGTACTATAAATACTATCCTGTAGCTAACACTAAGACCTTTGTATTCATTACTAAGAATGAGAATTTTATTAATCATGTCTCTGAGTTTCAGATAAAGGATAGAGTGATGGAGTACCTGGTGCAATCAAATCGGATACCTGTATTTGATGCTGTAGCTGAGAAGTCTAAACTCTTTACTCCTCAATACCTCAGCATGATAGATACTGCTAATGTAGAGATGGAAAGGGATGGTATTGATTACGGTATGATTTACTATAAGAATGCAGCTGTAAAAGTATTTGCTAAGCACCATGAGATATATGAATACTCAGAGCTTAAAGGTTATGTTTGGGGTAATCAGATAATAGAAAGAGATTTAATAGATGCCGATCACCATGAGTCAATGTTTAGGTCTTTCATTTGGTTTATCTCAGGGCAGGAGGTAGAGAGATATGATACTATGAAGAGCGTGATAGGCTATATGCTACACTCTTATAAGACATCAGCTAATAACAAAGCAATCATTCTCAATGATGAAACTATCAGTGACAATCCTAATGGAGGTAGTGGTAAGGGGATTCTGATTAATGCTATAGGATACATGAAAAAAGTTAGCACCATTGATGGTAAGACCTTTGACTCAAATAAATCATTCCCTTATCAGACTGTATCTAGTGACTGCCAGGTCCTAGCATTTGATGATGTAAGAAAGAACTTTAATTTTGAGAGCTTATTTAGTATAATTACTGAGGGACTTACTATTGAATACAAAGGGAGAGATGCAATTAAACTACCTGTAAAAGACTCACCTAAAGTACTTATTTCTACTAACTACACTATCAAAGCAGATGGTGGCTCTTTCAAGCGTAGAATGTTTGAGGTGGAGCTGAGTAGTTACTTTGGTACACATCATACTCCATTTGATGAGTTTGGCTCTATGCTGTTTGAGGATTGGGATGAACAGGAATGGGCAAGGTTTGACCATTACATGATTAACTGCCTAAACTATTACTTAGAGAATGGCTTAGTAGAATCTGAGGCTAAGAATCTAGAGCTAAGAAAGTTTATCAATGAGACATCTCAGGACTTCATTGAATGGGTAGATAATAAGAATCTAGGATTTGATCAGAGATTGAATAAGGTATCAATGTTTGAGAACTTTATAGCAGAATACACTGATCATAAAAAGTACCTGACTAACAGAACATTCAACAAATGGTGTAAGAAGTATGCAGAGTATAATGGTAAAGAGTATGTAGATGGATCTAGCAATGGTGCTAGGTGGTTTGAGATTAAGTCACAAAGAGAGCCTGATATTTGGGATACAGTAAATTATAATTAATATGCTTACAATAACTAACGAAGATAACATGGAGCTAATGGCTCGCTACCCTGATAAGTATTTTGATTTGGCTATTGTAGATCCTCCTTATGGTATTGATTGGATGAAGCAAATTGAAAATCCAAACATTAAAGCTAATTGGAAAAAGTATGAAAAAAAAGAATGGGATAATTCTATACCTAATGAAAATTATTTTAATGAATTAAAAAGAATTACAAAAAATCAAATTATTTGGGGAGGTAATTATATGACAGAATATTTAAAACCATCACCTTGTTGGATAATTTGGGATAAAATGCAAGAATTTTCAGGGGCTGTTTTTGAAATGGCTTGGACTTCATTTGTTAGTCCTGCAAAAGCATTTAGAATGAGTAGAGTACAAGCATATACTTTAGACAATAAAATACATCCAACACAAAAACCCGTAGCACTTTACAAATGGATTTTAGATAAATACGCAAAACAAGGCGACAAAATACTTGATACTCATCTAGGCTCAGGCTCAATAGCAATAGCCTGCCATGACTATGGCTTTGACCTTACAGCTTGCGAATTAGATAAAGAGTACTTTGATAAAGCCATGCAAAGAATTAATAATCATACAGCACAAACTAAACTATTCTAATGAACAAAGAAAACAAAACACTCCTCAAAGCCTTAGAGATTAACTACCTCACCCTTAAGCACCCTACCATGCCATACATTACAGCATCCGATTGGAATGATAACTCTGCTAATGCTCTGACTAAATGTATCATTCACTTTTTAACCTATTCAGGCTATCAAGCTGAAAGGATAAATACAATGGGAGTCTATAGAGAGGGTAAGAAGATACAGGTAGGGGAGAATACTAGACAGCTCAAAGGCACTTATACTCCTAGCACAGGTACAAAAGGCTCAGCTGATATATCTGCTACCATTAGAGGTAGATCAGTTAAGATTGAGGTCAAGTATGGTAAGGATAGGCAGTCAGAAGTGCAGAAGAGGTATCAGGAATCAGTAGAAGCTGCAGGGGGTACATACTTTATTGCTAGAAATTTTGATGAATTTATGGAGTTTTACTTAAAATTTATATCATGCTTACAATAACTAACGAAGATAACATGGAGCTAATGGCTCGCTATCCTGATAAGTATTTTGATTTGGCTATAGTTGATCCGCCTTATGGTATTGATATTACTAAAGACTTGACTAAAGATAATAGTAAAAATAAAAGTTTTATGTCTGCTTCAAAATCAATAATACAAGGTAAACATTGGGATAAATCAATACCAAGTAAAGAATACTTTTATGAACTAAAAAGAGTATCAAAAAATCAAATTATTTGGGGTGGAAATTACTTTCTTGATTACCTTAATAATACAAGATGTTTTTGTGTATGGGATAAAATGAACGGGACTAACTCAATGGCAGATTGTGAGCTGGCTTGGACTTCATTTAATAGTAGTGTTAGAATTTTTAGAATGCACCATTTTAGTAATGGATATGGAGAAAAAATACATCCAACCCAAAAACCAATAAAGCTTTACAAATGGTTACTTGACAAATACGCAAAGCCAACTGACAAAATACTAGACACTCATCTAGGCAGTGGCTCAATAGCAATAGCCTGCCATGACTATGGCTTTGACCTTACAGCTTGCGAACTAGACAAAGAGTACTTTGATAAGGCTATGCAAAGAATAAATAATCATACTGCTCAACAAAAATTATTTTAATAAAAGTATTGCAGATATGAATTAATTGATTATCTTTGTTGAAATAATTTAAATCTATATTATGGAAACAAAAACAAAAGCTGTAGTATCAGCACCTGTACTAACTCTGCACCAAAAGCTCCACAAAGCTAAGCAGTCAATCGGCAAAGTAGCTAAGAATGCTACCAATCCCCACTTTAAAAAGTCATACTCTGACATTAATGCCATTACTGAGGCAGTAGAGCCTATCTTATTAGAGAATGGTCTACTATTATTACAGCCTATTAAAGGCAATTCAGTATGTACTCAGATTATTTGCATAGATTCTAATGAGTCTATTGAGTCATGTATGGAATTACCTGCAGGACTTAATCCTCAGCAAGTAGGATCTGCAGTCACTTACTACCGAAGATATACTCTGAGCAGTATCTTATGCTTACAATCAGTAGATGACGATGCTAACCTAGCTAGTGTACCTGTTAAGGCAGCTAAGCCTGGACTATCTAAAGAAAGATTTGAGGAGGCATTAGTATCTATTCAGGATGGTAAGTTTACTATCCCTAAGCTAAGAGAGACCTTTGAGCTTACAGATTTACAGAATAAAGCACTTATGCTACTATGAAATGGCATCCATCTTCACTCGGAAAACTAATGATAGAATCTCGGACTAAGTCTGAGGTGCTATCTGAAACTACTAAGACCTACATTAGAGCAGTAGCTAAGCAGGATTTCTATGGTTACAATGTAGATCTGAATAATAAGTACATTAATAAGGGCAATCTGCAGGAGAATGATTCTATTGCTCTATTCAACTCGGTAATGTTTAGCAACTACTCTAAGAACACTGAGAGACTAAACAATGAATGGCTCACAGGAGAGGCTGATATAGTACTAGATGATCAAATAGTAGACATTAAGACATCATGGTCCTTAGAGACGTTCCCTGCTACCTCAGAAGAGGGTATAAATAAACTGTACGAATGGCAGCTAAGAGCTTACATGATGTTATATGATAAGAACTATGCTAGTTTAGTCTATTGTATGGTATCTACTCATCCATCTCTACTCAACGAATGGGAGAACTTATCACTGCATCAGGTAGATCACATAGCTCCTGAGAAGAGAATCACTACTCTACTCTTTACTAGAGACCTGGAGCTAGAGGAGGAGATTAAGGTAAGACTGCATCACTGCACTGAGTACTATGTTAAGTATATTAATCAATTAAATAATAAATAAGATGAGAGATAAATTCTATGAGGCTGCCATGATAGCAGCTATGCAAGCACTAATCAGCAGCAATCAACCTGGTATCAGTTCTAAGTATATAGCTAAGAAAGCACAACAGCATGCA